AAATTTCAAATTGTCTGAAAAAATCAATCCTCTAGAAGCGTTTCCAGTAGTAAATATTGTAACTGATAAAAATAACGTACGTCATGAACTTTTTGACGATGACTATGATATTGATATTGATACGACTTCAAAATCTTTTTCTAACAGTGAAATTTTAAAAAAAATTATTTTGAAAGACTGTTCACAACTCTATACAACTACTCTGACAAAACAAAATATTAACTTGAGATATCCTGACCAATTCACTGAACTACTTGACGATGAAAAAAAAATACTGGATAAAACCATACGCGAAGAAAGCGAAAGTAGTTCAAAAATGTGTAATAAAAAAATAATAGCAAAATTATATTTCAATAGAGAAGAATTATTGAATGATAATGATAAACAAATTTATTTTGACAAAAAATACGATGAAACTAACTATGGTACATTAGATGACTACGAAAAAGAAATGTTTTCGAAAACACCGGAAGACTTTATAGTATTTTTAACTAATAAATTAAAAAATAGTTACAAATTAAGTGATGAAGACGCGGACTACTTGGCTGACACACTAATAAATGGTTATAAAAAAGTAATAAATGGTCAGTATGCAATATTAAAAAATATTAGTAACAATGATATTGCATTTGAATATTATGTACGTAAAAATAGCAAATGGGAGTTGGATGCCAATTTCGAACCCAAAGGAATTGATGGTGCTAGTGATAATAGTTTATTATGTAACTTACAAGAAAAATGTATTAGTGTTCCTGAAAAAATGGATAATACATGTGAGAGTATGGTTTTAAGTAAATCTGAAATACAAAACAATGCATTGAATAGCATAATGAAGGAGTTTGATAAACAATATAATGAAACAAAAGAAGAGTTCGAAGCAAAAATTGCTAGTAAATATGCTTACTTATCCGAAAATATTGTAATTATGACAAAAATTAACAACGAAAATATGTTGAAATATAATAATCAAAAATACAAACTTGGCTATAATTTGGATAAAGGAGATGGTATTGACTTCATAACTGCAGTCGTCATATCTCCATTTTCTAAATACAGAGATTTGATTTTGGGACAAAATGATTTTGTCAAAAAACAACAAGATATTATTAAATTCGTTAATATTTGCTGTCGTTCATTTATTGAAGATGGATTAGGACCATTAGGGAATAAAGAAACTCCGCATTGGTTATACTGCATTGAAACCAATACTGAATTACTTCCTACATTTAGATACAATTTAGCTAGCGCTTATTTAAATGATAACTCCAATTACAACGACATTATGGATTTAATAATAAAACAAATCGGTGTTTTAAGTGATGATCGTGATAAATGGGTTGATAAAAATAGTGGATACACTATAAAATATATTGATCCTGATGTCGAAGAAGGTTATGAAGCAGGTTTCAAAGTTTCTACGCGTGGAATATTGGAAGAAGATATTGGTAATAAAATAAAATCAAAATCTGCTGTTCAAGACACAACTTTAAAATTGAATAATCCTGAATCAATCATGATTTCCAACATTGTCACTACTCTCTCTGTAGCAATGGGAATTAACATCGAATATCAAAAAGAATTCATAATTAATTGCGTAAAAGAAGTGTTAAAGACCTCACTTGAAAATGAAGAAGATTATAAAAAACGCGTTAAAGAAATGTCGAATAAACCTGGTGCAAAACAACCGATGAGTTATGAAGATTTATATTACACAAGTATTTTGTATTATACTTTGGGAATGTTTTTAATAGCAGTTCAAACCAGTGTTCCTTCCATAAAAACTAGAAAAACGTTCCCTGGTTGTGTTAGATCATTTACTGGATTTCCATTTGATGGCGTAGGAGACATGACAAGCGTGCGTTATTTAACATGTATTTGTTTTCAAATCAGGAAAAACATTGCCAAACCTTGGTATGTATTAAAAAAAGCAAAAGAAGATGTTATTGAGAGAAAAATAATTGCCGCGATTAATGAAAATTTAATGAAACTATCTGACGTAAAACGAAAAATAGATGAAAAGAATGAATTTTTATTGAATAATCCTGAAGAAGAAGTGCCCAAAGAATACGATCTTACTAACTGGACACAGTTTTTACCACCGTTGGTTCCTTTTAAAATTAAAAATTTAGTGAATATTTCATCTGAGTTTAAAAAAAGTTTGTTGTCCAATATTAAAACAGGATTTAAAGCTCAAGATGAACAGATTTTAGTAGTTCTTTCCAAGATTATATACTTCTCTCTAGCTATTCAAGAGAGAATTGAAGAAGTTGTTAAAAAGAAGGACTTGATTTTGAGCAAAATGAACAATGAATATTATTTGGAAAATTCATGTTGCGATGAAAAAAATAGTTCTTTTACGACAACAATCGCCTACTTCGAAAAAGAAGACAGTAGAATATCAGAGTACAATCAAATAGTCGATAATCTTTCAAAAATTATTAGCGACATTGTTGACTATACTACTGCAGTGTTGCTTTATAGTCCAATAAATACAAAAAATATATATCCACCTATTAAAAAAGAATTTAGCGAGAACACTATTTACAGTGCTTTTATATATTATTGTAATTTTCGATCTTTATTACCTATTCCCGAAAGTATTTTACCTTTGTGTAGTGAAAAACCATATGATTTGACAAACACAAATGACAACGTAGAAGAAGTGATAAAAAAATTAAAAGAGAGCGGTGTCAGCTATTCGTTGGAGTCGTTTTTAAGAATGTTACAAATCATTTCAAGAAGTAATATTGTAAATATTGAAACTAACAACATTGTAATATCATCTCTAAGAAAATTTACATATTCACTAGAAGAAATAAAAATAAGAAATCAAAAAGAAGAAGTAGTTCCTGATAAACTAATTGAATTATTCAACAACGCTATGGATACTTTTAACATAGCATCAGATGTAACCACACAACAAGTAAAAGATCTGAATAATTATTTAATCAAAGAAATCGATATGATGAAGAATGAACTATTGGATTTTATTAACAAAAATAAAGGAAGGGAAGTCACGCGTAGTAAATTAAATGAAGTCAAACATTTTATTAATACGATTTCTCAATGGTCGTCTGAAAAATCACAAAGAAATAAGAATAAAATTTTTAATGATGCAACGTTTAGTTACATAAATTTTTTAAAGTCTTTTATTGATAACGTTGTAAATGTTTTTCCTAACATTATTTTGAATAAAGTAGATTACAAAGAAAATTTTATACCAAAATATTTGGGTTTATCAAAAAATCATGAAAACAATGTGAAAAAAATAATTAGTGATTTTTATGACAAGTTACGCGTGTTTTACGATGTTCCTACGCTAAATAATGTATTACAAAAAATACAACGTTCTTGTGCTGATTTAGTAAAACTGGCAAACAACACACCTACTTTTGTAACCATAAAAATGGATGTGAGTACTAGTGGTAATAGCAACAAAGAGCAAAGAGAACTGAAGCCTATTTTTGATGAACGTACAAGCAAATTTTTATACGAATATTACTTTTTAAAAATATTAAACGAGTATATTGACTTATCTAGTCAAGAAAACATGATTGTAAGAGAAATAAAAACCAAAAATATTATCGATGCGCAAGGTATATTTTCAGTTGAATATTTAGAAGAAACAAATACTGTGATAGATAATACCGTTGATACTGATAGTAGAATTGAATTTGATACAAATTTATTAAGTGGAGACAAAAAATACTTGCAACAAAAAGTTGCTAATTTGTTAATTGAATTTTTACGTATTATGGATTCATACAAAGAAGTCGTCGATATTTCTTATGAAAAAATCCAAGACAAAATTTTTAAGTTAAAGGGAAAAGAAAAGGATATTATTACAGACAGATTAAAGGACATGACAGATGAAGACAGAGATGCCGATACAATTTTAAAAATCAATAAACTAGGTGTTTGGAGTAAGGGGTTACAAAAAGGATTAACTACGTATGTAAAAGAAAATTATGATGAAGAGAGTGAATTTATAGAACAAATGCTACAATATGAGAGAAAAGCACAGAAAAAACAACCTGGTATTAATTTGGATACAGGTTTAGATGATTTTATTGATGAAACTGATAGAGAAAATGAAATAGAACGAGAAGCATACGATATTAGTGGTTACACCGAAGACTTTATGGACGGTGTTTTTGAAGGTGATGATGTAGACAACGATCATTATTATGATTATGATTCATAGTCGTTATTTTTATAAAAAAAAAGTGTTTTTTATAGTTATACAGTTATAGTAAATGAAAGTTGCATTGATTACAGGTATTACAGGACAAGATGGATCTTATATGGCTGAATTTCTATTAGAAAAAGAATATAAAGTATGGGGAATTATTCGTCGAGCCTCTGATATAAATACACAACGCATTGATCATTTGTATTACAATAAAAATTTAACAATCAAATATGGTGACATAACTGATGGTTCCAACTTATTACATTTGCTGTATCAAATTAAAGAGACTTATGGCGAAGAATTAGAACGCTTGGAAGTATACAATTTAGCAGCAATGAGCCATGTAAAAGTGTCGTTTGAAATGCCTGAATATTCCGCAGAAGCTGATGGTGTGGGTGTTTTAAAATTATTAGAAGCAGTAAGAAGTTCGGGAATTCAAGATAAAATACGATTTTATCAAGCATCTACTTCAGAATTATATGGATCTGTACAAGAAGTTCCGCAAAAAGAGACGACACCATTTTATCCAAGATCTCCGTATGGTGTCGCTAAACTATATGGATATTGGATTACAAAGAATTACCGCGAATCTTATAACATGTTTGCCGTCAATGGTATATTATTTAATCATGAAAGTCCTCGTCGTGGACCCACCTTTGTAACACGTAAAATTACCAAAGGTTTACAAATGATTTTAAAGGGTGAACGTGATAGACTTGTAATGGGAAACATAAATGCAAAACGTGACTGGGGTCACGCAAAAGATTATGTAGAAGGAATGTGGCTAATGCTACAAGCAGATATTCCACAAGACTATGTTTTAAGTACAAATGAATTTCACTCAGTAAGAGAATTTATCGAAAAGGCATTTGGATTAAAAGGTATAGAAATTTCTTGGAAAGGTGAAGGAATAAACGAAATAGGATATGATAAAAATAGTGGGAGAGAACTCATATTTATTGACGAATGTTATTTTAGAGCAGCTGAAGTGGAAGAACTACTAGGCGACTCTACCAAAGCAAGGAGTGAGTTAGGCTGGAAAACAAGATACAGTTTTGAAGATTTAGTAAAGGAAATGGTTGAACATGATTGTCCTTAGTTGACAAGGTCGCATATTCACCCCAATGTTAAAAGTGTAAAATTATTTATTTTATTATTATTAGAATATAATAGAATATATATATTAATACTATATAATGTTTATGAATAAAACTTATATAAGGGAAAATATTACATTAATATCAATCATTTTATTTGTAGTTTTATTTGGATTTATTATAATGATGAAACCATCATTTTTGTATAACAAAGATGGGAGTATTCGAGAATTTGGAATAGGTTATAAAAATAAAACGATTTTACCTATTTGGTTATTATCATTAATTTTAGGAATTATAAGTTATTTAATAGTAATGTTCTACTTGGCAAGTCCAAAATTTTTATAATTCTTCATAAATTTTACTACATTTTTACTACATTTTTACTACATTTTTACTACATTTTTAGTATAATTTTAGTATATTATAATATATGTTATTACAATGAGCATTCCAAATCATTATAATAATAGTTTTAGCGATAATAATATAATTAGTATAGACAGTAACACTAGCTTAAATGATAATATAAAATATATTAAAGTTTATGAAAATAGCTTAAAAAATATTAAAAATAGTGTTCTTAGTTCATTTGATAGTTTACATAATGATGATGATGACGATGAAGACAACTTAAGTCAGTTTAGCGGGTTTAGTTACGTTACAGATTTTGAAGATTGCGAGAAAGATGACTTAGAAGAAAATTTAGGATGTAAAACTTTTTCCGATTTAGACTCAGAATTTGATTTTTTGTTTGAATATGATATTATTCATAATCATGAAAATAACAACAAAACGGACAGTGAATATTTGTGTGAAATTAAAAATAAAATAATGAACAAAATAAAGTTGAATGCAAAAGAATTATTATATATTCAACACGCTAACGAAAAAATTAAATTTGAAATTATTAAATTATTCAATGTTCACTGTTATAATAAGCTTAACGATTAAGCTTAGTGAATAAGCTTATTAACTGTAAATTATATATTTTGTATCTACATATAATATATAAATAATGTCCAAAACACTTGTTATAATATTATCTGAAATATGTGACTACAAACCAGCATTTGATAGTTTTAAAAAAAATCTTATAGATAGGTTAGAAGCCGATTTATGTTTATGTACTATTACGAACCCTACCTATAACTATGAGAGTAACTCATTCTACAACTTAGCTAAATATAAATTTTTGTACAATTACTCTGGTGATTTTAGAAATGAATTTGAAAATGTATATAATATAGTTTCCAAAGATCGCCCCAAATATGAAAGATTTGATAATAAAAATGCTTTGTATGGTAAAATAGGACATAATAGAGAAAATAGTTATGATGATAATATTACTTTTTATGGTTATTACGAAGACATTAACAACTTTGAAGAATTTAATGATGATGAAATCATAATTCACGAAAATAATTTAAACGATGATTACTGGAGAAATAAAGTATATGGAATACGAAAAAGCTATAACACTGATTTAGTTAGTCAAACAAATGTAACTACATATAAAAAACATTTGCATTGGAGTGAATTTTTAAAAATTAATGGAAGTTTTTTAGGTGGTATCAAAAATAGCGAAAATCAACAACATGGTTGTGGAAGTAAGGAAATTTTTTTAAAATGGTTTTTGTTACAAAAACTTATTGAAAATGACTTATTAAACAAGTATGACAGATTTATAATTACAAGAAGTGATTTTATATATCAACTACCGCATCCAAAAATGGAATATATGAATAACAATTATATATGGTTTCCTAATGGTGAACACTACGGTGGATATACAGATAAACATGTTGTTTTGTCAAAAAAACATGTTGAAAACTATTTGAATATTTTACATAATTTTATTACAAGGTCAAGTGAGTACTTTTTAAAAATGAAAGAAACAAATTATTGGAACTTACAAAAAATAATACATTTGCAGTTACAGCAAAACAATATGTTGCACAATGTCAAAGAATTCCCTTACATAATGTACTCCATAAAAGAATGTATACTAGGTTCCGTTAGTGACTTTGATATAATTTATCAATCTGAATATGAAAAATCCAACTATTATAAAAATGAATTTGAAAAATCAGGATTGGCAATTGATGACTTCTACAAAAACCATATTATTTAGTTGGTAATCGTGTAAACCGCACTCGTAGCTTGTTTTTGTTGTTCTTCGGATTTTTCTTGTTCAGCTACATAATTTTGATAATTTTTCGCCATTTGTGCTGGATTTACAACGCAACCTCGTGTTGTAATCTTGAGTTGAACAATGGATGAAATTAAAAACCCTGTGTAAATATACCACATTGCTTCACCCACATTATCTCTCGTAGTTACAAGTTCAAATAGTTCATTTCTTTTTTCAGTTGTCAACGGACCGTCTGTTTGATATTGCGACTTCATTAGTGGTTTCAATAAATTCCAGTATTCAACAAAATTAGATGGAACCATTTGATTGATTAAAATAGAAGTATTACCACATATCTTAACAATCATGTCAGCTGCTTGTTGCATAGCCGCTTTTTGTTGCGGTGTACTTGCACTATCTGCATCAATTTGTGTTTGTACATCTTTATTCACTAGTAACTCAGTAAGCAATTTGTTTGCTGAACCTGATACGTAAAAATAACCAATAACATCAGAAAATGCACTTTTGAACCCTGGAAATATCATAAGAACTACGATTACAATACCAAAAAGAAGTGTCCATGGAATGAATGTGTATCCTCCTGATGCAGCTATATTTTGTGTAATATTACCACCACACGCTTGTGTAATAACATATGCATTTACAATAAATTGTACTATTAAAATAGCAAAGAAATAGACTGCTAAACATATCTTTTCATTGTTTAAATAACTATTGTATTTATCTGGATTGGTCATGTCATCATAAGTTAATTTGGGTTTTAAAGCCAAATAATATATCAATGTAGTAAATAAAAAACTTCCAATATTTAAAAAACTTGATGCCATATAAATATTATGTATAATTTAATTTTTAATTATAAATATATTATTTAGTATGGATTATGGAAATGTTGTAGAAAATCCACGATTAGTAGAAAATGGAGTTAAATATTTTTTAAATGAAACACTTAAACAATGTCATGCATTCAAGGAAAAGTATCAAAATTTGATGTTTAATATAGGATTGTTTTTTTTGTTTGCTTTAATTTTAGCATGTATTTTAATTTATAAATACAAAGGAAAATTGTCTCCCATGGAAAGACAAAGAAAGGATAGAGAAAAACAACAATACATTTTGTCCAAAGTACAAAAATTTCAGCTTGCCAAAAAACAAGCACATCAAGAATTAATAACTGGACTGCCTAATTGGGAAACGGAAAATGAAACTTTCAGTAAAAAACTAATTTATTAAAATTAAAAATATACACAAATGTTCGATAATATTAAATATTCAATATATATAAATTATATATTGAACAATATGGCAAATATAGCAAATACAGCAAACAATAATTCTAGAAATCAAATGTCAGTAAATGAATCATTGAATGAATTTTATAAATTAAAAAATAAATATGAAAGTGACTACAATAAAGATAAACAAAAAATAATTAAAAATAAGGCTTTGAGTTGGAAGGAAAAGAGGAATGAATACAAACAATTGAAACCTAAATGTATAAATTGCAAACGGCCTGTAGGAACCATTTTTTCCATAAAACATCTAGGAAAGGAAAATGAAGACACGAGAGAACTCAAGGCAATTTGCGGGAGTTTAACTGAACCTTGTAATTTAAATATTACAATCAATCCTGGTGTTACTTATAATATTATGACCCATATTAGAGAATTGGAAAAAGACAATGAAAACTATAAAAATGAAATCATTGAATATAAAAACAAACTGTTATTTGGTTACACAACAACAGAAAATGCAGTCGAAAAATTTGATAAAACAAAGGAAGCCATCAATGATATTAATTTTTTATTGAATTTCAACTATGAACAATTATTTGAAATCGTGGATAACAAAAGTGAAAACGACAGGAAAAAGAAATTGCAGGAAGAATTGTATATTTATATTGACCAAATTAAACAATGCATGAAAGATTTTAATACAACAACTAATACACAATTTGTACGTGACGCTGTTACGATTTATGTAAACGAAATGCAGCCTAAAATAGATGAATTGTTTCAATTGAAATACAAAGTAAATTTAGTCGAATATGATGAAAGCAATGGAACCTATCATTTGATACAGAAAAAATATGGAATTGCCAATTTAGAAGATGATTATGTCGAACCCAGTGTTGTAGCTTTTGTTTATGGCGATGTTTCTAGTGTACCAACAAAGGGCAAGATTAAACCAAAACAAAAAGTAAACCTTGTTGTGGAGCAAGAAGAGCAGTTTGACAATATGCAACCACTGCAAAGTAGGGCAACTCCTATTTATAATGATGACGGCACAATTAGTTGGGAAAATCCAGAATATCAAAATGTTTGGAATAAATTACCAGTTGCATACAAAAAAGCTTTAATGAGCGATGGTAATCGCGATTGGTTATTAGAAACGATGGACAAATATGTACAATATAAAAAAGAAAATAAGCCTGTGATTTTTGTGGCTCCTGCTAATTTAATCATTCCACCGCAAGTTCAGAGTGACGGCACATATAATTTCGGAAACAACATTTACAACAATATATTCAATAAATTAGACAAGTCGTATTTGAATACTCTTTTGACACTTTATAGTGAAAAAAATGGGCAACGTAACTACAGTATGATGATGGATACAGTGAATAATATTGTTAAACAAGAGCTGAGGTTTACAAACAACTATTTGTAAAAAGTGCGTTTAAATTTAGGAAGTTTTATAAAAATATTTTCTTTTGTATTATTATAAAAATGGTTAAAGTTCGCGAAGTTTATACAAACAATGCAAGTGTGGAAACACGTAGGGTAACTTCGTTAGCTCCTACATTTAGTAGTATAGGTACTACATTTACAGATATTGCTGAAATTAGAAACAATAGTTATCCTTTATATGATAAAAAAGAAAACATTGTTGGTAAATTGACTACTAACACAAATGTTAATTATGACGCTAATAATATAGGGGGTGTTAGGAATGCTACATATTTATTTAACGATGGTTCTTATGTCATGACTTTAAATTGGTTTAATGGTAAAACCAACATTATATCACCAAACGCAAAATATGTTAATAAAGCAATTTCAACAGGTGGTAGATATGCTGGTAAAGATGTAACTGTAACTATTAAAACTGACGAAACTCCTATAAGAAAAATTATTTTGGAATACGAGAAATAATTTGTCGCGTATAAATTTTTTATAAAAATATTTTATTTTGTATTATTATAAAATGGCTCCTGTTCGTGAAGTTTACACTTACACCCGAAATGATTTGTATCAATATAACCAATCATCTCCTTCATCAAATAATTTAGGTAGTAACACAGATAGTATTGACGGCGTAGAAACTGCAAATTTTATTTTGTATGACAATAAAAAACTACCTGTTGGTGAAATTTTATTTAATGAATTTGTTACTAAATTTCAAGATAAAATATCAGTGTATTCAACAAATGTTTTACTTTCTTTTGACGATAAATCAGAGTCGTATATTATATTTTTACTATCTTATAAAACTTCGAATAGATTTATAAAAAAAAACAAAACATTTGTTGGTAAAGCAGTTGGTACTGGCGGAAAGTATCTTGGAAAAGAAGTAACTGTAACGGTTAAAACAGATGAAACCGCCACAAGAAAAGTTATTTTGGAATATGAGAAGTAATTTGTAATTCATGTGTATTTATTTTATTTTATTATAATAAAATAAATATACAAAATGATATTAGACTACATTTCATTTCCCATTTTTATCATAAGTTTTGCTGTCGGAATATTTTTTGTATATATTTATGGTCCTGAAATGAAAACTATTTACATTTATCCTACTCCTGAAAATATAGACAAAGTTATTTTCAAAGATAAAGCCGATAATTGTTTTGCTTTTGAACAAGTTGAAGTTGATTGTCCCAAAGATGAGACATTATTGGGTGTAATACCCATACAAAATTAAGTTTTGCAGTGTTTACCGTGTTTACCGAGTTTTCTAGGATCTCCATGAATTTATATTTACTAATTTACTAATTATAATATAAATATAAATTAATATTATGTCACTCAATTTAAGCAGACTTGTTCATACTCAAAATGGAAAAATAATTATGTCTATTCTTTTAGGTTTTGGTTTAGCCTCTTTATTTAGAGCAATATGTAAAGACAAAGATTGTATTATATTTCATGCGCCTCCTTTAGAAGAGTTAAAAGACAAGGTCTACAAACATGACAACAAATGTTACAAATACGTCAATAAAGCGACGACATGCGATAAAAGTAAAAAAATTGTTGATTTTTAGCACTTTAGAACCATCATTGTTATTTGCGTAATTAGTAAAATCAATCATTCTTTGTTATACATAATAAGAACAAAACATGTCTGACGCGACAACAAGTATTTTTGACTTACCTACTGACCCAAGTGGTGGAAATGAACGACAAACTGTTGTGCAAAATACTATGCAACAAGGTATGCAACAAGGTATGCCACAAGGTATGCAACCTGACATGAATGCTGGTCCCGCTAGTTCCATCACTCTTGACCAAACCACTATCAATCAAATTGTTAATGGGCTTCAACAAGCTAGTACAAGTGGAGCCACACAACTACCATCCAGAGATATTCCAATGACAACCAGTAATTTAACACATGACGTTAATATTCAACCCAATTATATTCCACCTCCACCACAAAATACTACCGACTACATTCAAAATTACGAACAAGCTGGTGACATTATTAATGATTACAATGCAAATCTTGAACGCAGTAGTGCATTAGATGATATGTACAGTGAAATCCAAGTGCCACTTCTGCTTGCGGTGTTGTATTTTTTGTTTCAACTGCCTTTTTTCAGAAAATTTATGTTTTCTTATTTACCGGTTCTTTTTTCAAAAGATGGTAACTTGAATTTAAATGGTTATATATTCATGAGTTGTTTGTTCGGAATTTTTTATTATTTGTTGAACAAAGTAAACACCCACTTTGGTAAATTTTAGTTTACACTATAAAGTCAAACTAATAATTTGTGATAATTGTATTATTGTGATCACAGTAGTAACAATCAAAAAGCTCTTTGTTCTCCAAATAAATCAAATACCATATATTTACTTCCCACATAAGAGTTTGCTTTTCATGAATAATTTGCAAGCATTTTTCTTTCATTAACTCAGCAAAAACAAGTACCTTTTCTTTACTTCCTCCAAAAACACCACCTGCGAAATACCATAATATTTCTTGATAAACATTTTTATTAGTTGTATGTTCTAAATTCCATATAGAAGCTATATGTATTTTATCATAGACTTTATGTGTTAATGTTTCTAATGCGTCTGTGAATGTGCGATCATCACAACTAAATACATGTCGAATACCAAAATCAACCCATACAAAATGATCTGAATTAAAATGATTTATTTCAACTGCTTCTCTCATCCATTGTGTTTTAAGACAAATTGTAAGCATATACTCTATTGTATTTTTTGTTGGATTATCTGAGTTTAAAGAAAAATTTTGTAAATGTTCTGTATTAAGATAAGAGTACAAGTAGTAATTTTTTTTATCAACTAATATAATTTTTGTATTATGGTTTTGATAATCTTTAATTTTTTCATACATAGTTTCGTCTACAAATATTATTTTTTGAATATTTGACTTCAATAATAAAGTTCCCAGTTGAAAATATGTTTCAATATTTTTATCTTTCCGTTCTGGATGCAAAGTATTTATAAATGAGCTTACTATTGTAACTGTCATAATTTAATTATAATATACATTAATTTTTAATATATATTAACAGGTATTTAATATTTTTCTTTTTATTCGATCTAACTTATTTTTTCCAATATAGTAAGACCATTGTTATTAACGTAGTGTTTTAACATTCTCCAATTTTTATTTTCATACAAAAAATTATAAACTGCTTTATTTAGTCCACAGTTGATTTCGTCTATACTAAACCCAGTAATTTCAGATTGTTCATTCGCATTCCAACCATTGCGTATAGTTTCACCAACTATTGCATCTGTTTCTGTGTCGTGCATAATAATATACTTGTTAGTAATTTTACTATATTTTTCAAGTTCTCTTTTTAATTGCGCATACACATGCCATGTATCAATAAACACCATATCAAAAGTACGATTGTCATCGAACTCTAATTTTAAATCATCTATCCATTCATATTCAATAACAACATCCTTATTTTTAGAATATTTTAGTAGTTCATTTATGTCACAACTTTCTATGTCATTAAAAAATAATTCTTTTTTATTTTTATTATTATTTATTAGTCCATTTAAAAAAGCCCAGCTACTAATAACTCCTCTAACACCTAACTCTAATATACTTTCGCATTGTAAAGCATACTCATATAACGTTGGTAAATGTTCGTTAATATCACTTTTAATATTGCACAATTTTTTGTATTTATTAAAAACATAACTATTTTCGTATTTGACTTTGGGTTCAGGTTTGGTTTCAATAAAATAATTGTTTTTTTGTAATAATTCATAAAAATCATCAAAATCCTGCAAGTTCATAAAATGACAAGTAACAAAATTATTTTTTAAATTATCGTATATAAGTTTTATTTCATTATTTGTCGTAACAATTGTATCTATTTTATTTAAAATTTGTAACGCTTCGTCTTTTTTATAATAATAGGTTGCAGTTAAATAGGATAATAATATATTTACATAAAAATCATTATCTACTGGCGTGTTTAATTTTTCAATAGAGTAAATTATTTTTTTACAACAATCATAACATTCTCTATAATATCCATAATTTAAATAATTGTAAACAATTAGATGCAAAACATAATGCAAATTTTTCGTCGGATATAATATATTGTTTATCATTTGTCCATAGTCACCATAACCTTTTTCAATGTCATCATAAAAATCATCTAAAATTTCTAAATAAAGCATTTCTTCTCCATGACCATACCCTAGTTCTGTAGTTTTTACAAAATTTTCTTTCAATCTAGTTAATATTTTTGTTCCAATTTCTATTCCACACGTAAAAAACCCTCCACATACGACATAACGATAGCAACTATAGTAGTCATGTTTCAAACTTTCATTTTTATACTTTTTACCATTCACATTTAATATTTGAATATGAAACTTTTCAGTAATATTGTTTATTACATACAAAAATTTATCCAATGTATAGTCTTCACATATTCTTAATCCGTTACCTGCTTCATTTGAAAGAAAAGAGTCTATCCAACCAAATTTACTTGTGTTGAATGGATTTAATGTAATACCTTGTAAAACAAAATCAAATTTATTACAAGTAATAATATGCGACTCCGCGCTTGTTCTATCATCTCTTGTAGGAAAGTATATTTCTCTATTTTTTTTTACTTGTTCCAAGTAACTGAAGCTCCATGTTTTGTCTAGTTCTTGAACAACAATATGTGTTATATCACTAAAACCAAGTGTTTTCCTAGCTTCTAAAATATGGTCTTTAAATTCATTATCTGTAAACATAATAAGATATATAGGCAACTGTAATACAACATCTATACGTTTGAGTATTTGTTCTGGCGACAAAGCATGTATATTAAATTTACTGGTGTCATAACAACACGTAACTAATGTACAGTCAGGATAGTTATAGTTATTCATAGGATTAATATTACAATTATATTTAAGTTAAGGATTATTTATATAATTTATTTCTATATTTCAATGATCAAACCATACATCAACAAATTAATAGAAAATTTACCTGATAAAATTAAAAATCCAGGGTCACCCTTACAACTGGACCTAGTATTAGACGGTGGCTTGTTCAATGGAAGCTATTTAGTTGGTGCATTGTATTTTATTAAAGAAATGGAAGTTCGCGGTTATGTAAAAGTCAATCGAATTTCGGGCTCTAGTATTGGTTCAATAATAGGATTTCTCTATTTTATCGATGCTTTAGATGAAGCTTCTTCTTTGTATGAAATGTTATTGACTGATTTTAAAAAAACACACAATCTTACTTTTATCAAAACACTGAAAGAGAGACTACGTCATAAAATACCACATGATGTGTGCAGTATAGTTGATAGGAAATTTTATATTTCATTCACCAATGTGAAGAAACGCAAAAAAATCGTCAAAAAAACTTACAAAAATGTGGATGAAATAATAGATTGCATTATCAAGTCGTGCTTTATACCGGGGTTGATTGATGGAAATATTGTTTATAAGGGAATATATATGGATGGGTTAAATCCACACTTTTTCGAAACCAAATCGACAAATGCGAAGAGAGAAAGAGAAATAAAAACAAAGGTGTTATTCATGAATTTAAACAGTTTTGATAAGATCTTAGGCTCCATCAACGTTAAAAATGAGAAAACCAATTTTCATAGAATTCTCTCTGGAATGCTAGACATACATATGTTTTTTATTAAAGGAAGTTCTACTCCTATGTGCAGTTATGTTAATAACTGGGGCATTTCTGATCACATCTATATGTATTTTCGACACTTGATTGAAAAAATAATTGTCTACACTGTGTTTTTGTTGCATTATATTTCTAGAAAAAATATATTACAATTTGTTCAAAGTAATTTATCATATGATGCAATTACAGCATATGGCAAACAAATGTTGGTTTTATTTTTGGATAATTATTGTATTTAGATCTTTGGTGTCTTGAAGTTATGCACGACGATTACTCAACTTTCTGCAGTAAGACTTTCTTTTTCTGCCTCTGGTTCTTTTGCAACCGTATCTACGTCTGCATTTAGTAAAAGATTTTCCACGACATGAGGAACTCTTAACGCGTTTGCGATAGATTTGTTTTCTAGTGCGGGTCATACTACGGGTTTTTACCATGTTTATAATATATTATAATATATTATTTTTTCAAAATTTCTAAATGTTTAAAAATTAAATAATGTCTTCCTTTTTTTACTAGTTTTACCAGTTTTACCAGTTTTATTCCTCTTTTGTTTTTTTTTCTTTAATTTTCGAGTAATATTTTTTGCCTTCTTTTTTGGCGATTTTTCAGAAGTAGTCTTACTTGTTTTTCCAGTTTTAGTTTCAGCCCCTGGCTTATAGTTTAAAAACCATTCTTCATATTCACTTGTCCCCTTTTTCCCTTGAAGATCTTTGAATTTTTTTGCTTTTTCAGCACGCATTTCTTCTATTGAGTCTTGATGGCCATAACAAATTATGCTAAATCGTTTTAATAGGCCTTTTTGTTTTAATCTATTTTTTTGTTGGACATCAAAAAGAAACTTTGCCATGCATAATATTCGATCTGAAAATTCTTTATAATAATCACGATCTGTGTACAAAAAAGAGAGATAGAAACTCAACATAGTATCGATTGTGGCTATTTTTACATTTTGTCCATGAATTTTAAGTACATTGTAACTATGACAAGCAACTGGTTTATAAATAAAAGCAATCGTGTCATTGCCTACTTTGATTTCATAGTGTTCCGGTATTATTTCGCCAATTGGCTTATGGTACACTATTTTTGCAGTAATATGATTGTCTTTTAATCGTTCAACAACGATATCAGCAGTGGTTTTCGGGTTATGAGATAAAACATCAAAATCCGCAATATCTTCGATTTTTTTTTGCAAATGTTTTGGCATATATTGCGAGTAAAGTGAAATTGCGTAACCGCCAAAAAAGACTACTCCTTGATTTACTAATGAAGATCTTACGCTGTCATAGATTTCGTGCGATTTTTCTTTGTTCGCCATTTCTCTCTGAAACTCAATATTGTTACAGTTAATTGATGTTAAAGGATAATTTTTGTTTAAAAGTGTCAGGCGTTTGAGAACTTTTTCCCAACGTGAAGTGTCTCCTGCTGGTCTAGAAAGTTCTAAATACATGGACATTCTTAAAAAATTGGGAGGTGCATACAATATTCCTGAAACACGTATTGCGTCTTTTTTCAAGGCATTATAGATTTCCTTTGGAAATTGTGTTAAATCGGCGACGGGAATGAAATTGACAAACACTTTATAAGTTCCGTGATGCTGTCCTGATTTAGCTTCGACATCTGTATAACCGTTTTTGTAGTAAATGTCTGCTAATTCTTTTGAATCATTGAGTGCGTCGGGTGTGAAGAAATCGTAGTCTGGTATTTCTACATCTTTGTCATAAAATTGATCTTCTATTGGTAATATATTGTTGATTGCCGTTCCTCCATAACATATCAAATTTTTCACCTTAATAAAGTCCTCGACAATAGAGATCATTTTTTTTATGTCTTCTGAGTTGACAACGCGTTTTGCAATTTTTTCTTCTGCTTTGTCAACTGCCATACGCAGTATTGCTAATTCACATTCTTGAAATGTTAAACCTTTACAAACATTTTTGTTCTCGTTGTCTTTTTTCATATTTTGATTGTCTTATATTATAGTGATAAAACATTTCAACCTTTAAAAAAGGTTGAGCCAAAGTTTTGTACCACTTTTTAAAAAAGTGGTGCAAAACAACCTTACCACTTTTTTAAAAAGTGGTGCAAAACAACCTTACCACTTTTTTAAAAAGTGGTGTTGAGCCAAAACTTATTTTCCTAAAAGTTGTGCAAATTAACCTTTAAAAAGGTTAAACCAAAAAAAGATTGAAGATTTGGCTCAACCTTTTCTAAAGGTTGATTTGGCTCCACCTTTCTAAAAGGTGGAATAATATAAAAAATTTTACTAAATTTCAATTCTAAATAATAATATAAAAATAATTTTCTATTTTATTACAATATAAAATGGAAAACAATGATACCCAAATAGACTTGATAGGGAGTAAATGTTTGAAAAGTCGCATTAAAAATGAGTACAAAGACTTGTCTAAAATTTACAACAATGTGAAAATATTATGGAATTCCGAATTAAATAATGTTATCATTGAAATTCAAAAAGTAATTAATGACGACTCAACAGATACGTTTACATTTGTTGTTGATAGAACTTATCCATTTCATTCGCCTAAGTTTCACTTCAATAACAACCCTTATTCACATTATCTAAGAATACCGTCACAACGATTTTCGCAACACCTAACAACGTTTACAAAAAAAGCATGTTTATGTTGTTCTTCTTTGGATTGTAAATACAACTGGTCCCCTGCTGTTAAATTGTATATGTTTATAGACGAGTTGCAAAAAATAAGACAGCATAAACGAAATATTGTATATAAATTATTAGCTGATCAAGTGAAAGATAAGTATTTAATCGATGATGTGGATTTGGATAGTTACTTATTCTCCACCTTTTCAACCTTTAGAAAAGGTTGAGCCAAACAACTTTTGCTCTACTTTTCTCAAAAGTAGATTTGCATTACTTTTTTGAAAAGTGGTAAGGTTAAACCAAAAAAAAGATTAAAGATTTTGCACAACTTTTTCTAAAAGTTGTTTGGCTCCACCTTTTCAAAAGGTGGAAAAGGTGGAAAAGGTGGACTTAACCACCTTATTGTAAAGTAAATTATCATCTTTAAACAAGAGGTTTATTCTATCTTTATTTTTTTGGTTTAACTTACCTCGTATTTTATTTGATATATTATTTGGTTTAAATAAACTTTTATCATATGTATACCCAAAATATTTCAACATTTTAGGTAAATTATCCAATGTAATAATAATGTCTACATTTTTCGTCCAATAACTAATTGTTCTGTATGGTATAAATCCTAATATTTCTTCATCTGTCATTTTTGAAACAATTTCATTTAACTGAATATGTTTATCTGTATAAACATATAACAAATGTTTCGGCCAATCTTCTCTAGTATCTGTTTTGCCTAATCTATAATTTAATAAACTCTCAAATCTTTCAACTGGATTTCTAATAACTGTAAAATAAATACTTCTTTCATTTGATACTGCTTGGTTATGACCGTTGTTTTTAATTTTTAATTGTGACAAAATAGTAGAAACATATGAGCCAGCACATTTGGGTGTATGAACAAAAATCAATTCTTTTCTATTTTTATCTTGCACTAATTCTGAAAAAGGACGAACCGAATACATATAAATATATATTATAAAAATATTTTTTCTAAAAGGTTGAGCCAAACATTTTGCGCAACTTTTTCCAAAAGTTGTTTTGGCTCCACCTTTTCTAAAGGTGGAAAGAATTAAAATTTCTGTAAAATATATTTTCTTTAGAAGAAATATAAATGTCCAAGACAGATCTTTCTCTTCGTTTATTAGCAATTCTTCGCTTTACTATACCTGCTAATTCAAGCCGTACATTGAATGCAACTGAGGCATACGACGTAACCCCAAGTGGAATAACTTTAGCTAGTGCTATAGGAAAATTACTCGATAAGGATGTTGCGGTAAAAGCAGAAGCAGCTCTATTTCCACTTGCACCAGTGGGGGTAGGTTTAACTGTTAAGGCCACAGGTACAGGTGACGCATCCGGATTGGGCGCCGAAAAAGCCACCGGCGCCGGCGCACTACTTGCTGGTAGTACTGCCGCACTAACTCTAGGAAGTGGTGTGAAAAATGTAGCAGCAGGTGCGAAAAATGTACCAGCAGGTGCGAAAAAAAGACAGTATGCAAATAATAATAAAGTGTCTTGTAGAACGTCTTCAGGTGTTCCTAATACTTTGAGTTTCCAAGGCACTCTTAGTGGCGAAAGGTTGCAACCTAGTCTTTCTAAAAACTCTAAAGCAACTAACCCTAACACCATTTTCTATGGAGGCATTCCTGTAGGAACAGGAGACTACAAAAAATGGCAAGGAAAGTATGCTGTTTTGAAAATAAATACATCTACTGGAAAGTGTGTATTGCGTATTTATGACGCATAAATCCACCTTTTGAAAAGGTGGAGCCAAATCTTCAACCTTTTTTTGTTTAACCTTACCACTTTTCTCAAAAGTAGATTTGCACTACTTTTTTGAAAAGTGGTAAGGTTAATATTTAAAGGTTTTATATTCCATTATTTATAAAAACAATGGAATTTAATGAAAAAAATACATTTTGTATATCATTGGAAACAAATTTAGTCAGATGGGAGAAAATGGTTGAACGTTTTAAAATAACACAACTAAATGTAACAAAATGGCCTGCTAGTATCGCTAACACTGCGGATATAAAAGATAATTTTCATGATTACCTAAGTCCTACTCAAAAAGCGTGTGCACAGTCTCATGTGAATATTTGGCGTCATATTCAAGCAAATCCTCACATAAAATATGCTTTAATTCTGGAGGATGATGCTTGTTTTGATAAAAATTGGAAAAATAAATTACATAATTTTTATGAACCAGATTATAACTGGGATTTAATACTACTAAACTGCTCTGAACCCATAGATGTGAAAAACCAATGGGTTAAAGTTACAGAACAGTATTTGACAGGTGGTTACATTATTTCACAAAAAGGCGTAAACAACGTGCTTACTATGTTTCATGATAATTTTGCATCAAGTGATTGGATGACATCTAGACTACAATTATTGGGGAATTCATACAGCTATTTCCCATGGTTAATAATACAAGAAGGCAATGAAAGTAGCATAGGAAGTAACTTTGAAGCCGATCATGAAAAGGTTGTGCGTTGTTTGAACGAAATTGGTTATTCTCTTGATAATTATTATCCACCTTTTGAAAAGGTGGAGCCAAACAACTTTTGCTCTACTTTTGAGAAAGGTTGAACCAAATCGTTTTGCACAACTTTTTCTAAAAGTTGTTTTGGCTCCACCTTTTCTAAAGGTGGAAAGAATTAAAATTTCTGTAAATTATATTTTCTTTAGAAAAAATATAAATGTCCAAGACAGATCTTTCTCTTCGTTTATTAGCAATTCTTCGCTTTACTATACCTTCTAATTCAAGTCGTACGTTGAATGCAACTCAGGCATACGACGTAACCTCAAGTGGAATAACTTTAGCTAGTGCTATAGGAACATTACTCGATAAGGATGTTGCGGTAAAAGCAGAAGCAGCTGTACCTCTACCTACACAAGTGGTGGGGGTAGGTTTAACTGTTAAGACCACAGCTACAGTTTACCCATTCGAATTGGGCGCCGAAAAAGCCGCCGTCAACCCATTATTAGTAACTGGTAATACTGTGGCACTAACTGTAGTAGCAAATAAAAATCTAGGAAATGGTGCGAAAAAAAAAAGGCTTGTAGCCCCCACTTGTCCAGGGTATCCAAACTGTACAATTTCAACAGCTAATTTCCAAGGCACTGCTAGTGGCAGATTGATTGAAGGTCCTGTTTTAAATAACTCTAAAGCAACTAACCCTAACACCATTTTCTATGGAGGTATTCCTGTAGGAACAGGCGAATACAAAAAATGGCAAGGAAACTATGCTGTTTTAAAAATAAATACATCTACTGGAAAGTGTGTATTGCGTATTTATGACGCATAAACATCAACCTTTGGGAAAGGTTGAGCCAAATCTTCAACCTTTTTTTGTTTAACCTTACCACTTTTCAAAAAAGTGGTGCAAATCTACTTTTGAGAAAAGTAGAGCAAAAGTTGTGCAAAACTTCAACCTTTCAAGCATAAAAAATACATTGACAAATAAGCATAATAAATTATTATGGTTATTTGGCTCAACCTTTTCTAAAGGTTGATTTGGCTCCACCTTTCCCAAAGGTTGAAAAGGTTGATTTAGTAGTTAAAATTATAATAATCCGTAGTAACATTTCTCGTTTGATAAGAGTTTGCTGGATTTTGTGGTGTAGGTTGAGGAATTGTCACAGGAGTGTATCGTAAATTAGCAGGTTTCAATACAAAAGCATATCCACCTTCGTCAAAAAATATGGCATTTTCTTCCAAATAATTATCGACATATTGATACCGCATTGCAACCATTTGACAACCCGCTGCTCTGCATGTTACTCCACTCGGATTACTTGGATTTGTTCCAACATCGGGATACACAATACTCATACAACGTTGATTAAATTGCTCCAATTCATTTATATCAGGTGTGTTCTTGACATCATAATACGATAAAGCCCGCATAAAAACAGAATTACTTGTTAAATTGACATATTCCATAAAATCCTTGTTTTCAAACCCGCCATTATTGGATTTATCGACAATCAAAATAATTTTGTTCATAAATGACGTAAGCGGTTGTACGGCAATATTCTGTCCATAATTTTCATAACTATGACTTTTACCCAACATCAAATTATCATACGACTTGAAAATATTCGCTAAATTTGTATACATAGCCTGTTCATTACTTTTCGTTCTTAAATGAATTATCAACGGGTCTGTAGGGTTAGGAACAGTGCCTCCAGAGAAAGCATAATTGGCTATTGTACTCATAACATCGCTAAAATTAACCGAATTATAAGTTTCCTTCACAAAATAGTCGTTGGTAGTACTGGTTGAAACAACAGGATTGTTATTTATATTGAAAATCTCAAAATCCAAACAACGCACACCTTGTTTAAGTATACTTTTCAGTACACACACATCCACGTAGTCATTTGTATAACTTCCACCACTACAAGCGTTAAAAGCAGTTTTAATATAATAATCATATAAATTGCCGCTACAGTCGCTGTTGGTAGGCGAAATCGATTTAATATTTCCATCAATAGAAGGATATAAAGTGTTCAAATAACTACATTCTTTCGTCTCTAATTGGGTCATATAAATAAAATATGAAATATATACAATAATAATTATTAATATAAGCGCTAAAATCAAAAAAGAAGCCAAGTCTTCATTCATATTGTAAATTAAATCTAATCGTGAAGTCGCCATACTTAATATATAAGATTATTTAAAAATATAAATTATATTATATTTTATATTATTTACTTATACTATATTATTTATTTTATATTACATGTCAAATTTTTCTAATAAAAATGTTCGCTTTGACGAAGGCTCTATAACTGCACAAAAGCAATGTATTCCTGGGCCCAATGTGCAATTCAGTAAAACAGAAATTCCTTTTTCTGAATATTTGAGAAATTTAGAAACACCGGGGTCTTTAGGGTGCAATCCAAATCAATACCCAAAATACACTGACGGAAAATACTGTTGTGATACAACAATGGCAACACCACAAGAACAACTTGACTATGTTAATACGTTGTTAGAAGCTTCCATAGAAAACGTCGGTGAAACTGCTTACAGAAAAAATGAAATGGCAATTGATACGTTGATAAGATGGCGTAATATTTTATTAAAAAACAATACTGGCGAAAATAAATTAGATGACAACTTGGAAGTTCCGGAAGACTACGACGACATTGAAGAATATTATAGAAAAAATTTGTTAAATTCGAGAATACTTGACTTTGATAGAGAAGACCGAAAAAAAAGCAATGATCCAGATACTGCAAACAATACGGACTGGAATAGAATTAATAACAAAAAATTCGGTGGAAGAAAAAGTTATAAATATAAAAAAATGTATGCGAAAATGTATACAAAAATGCGATCTAAAAGTGTAAAGAAAAAGAGACGACATCAAAAAAGTAGAAAATATTCCAAAAGCAGGAAATATTCCAAAACTAAAAAATATTCAAAAAAATAAAAATTATATTATAATATAATTTAAAATCATTTATATATAATTCAAATATATATATAAAGTAATATGGCCGGTGGTTTATTAAATTTAGTATCAAGTGGTCAACAAAATGTAATATTAAATGGAAATCCTTCAAAAACTTTCTGGAAATCCGCTTATTTAAAATATACAAATTTCGGTTTACAAAAATTTAGAATTGACTTTGAGGGTTCAACTACGTTGCGTTTAACAGATACGTCTACATTTCAGTTCAAAGTTCCGCGATATGCAGATTTATTGATGGACACCTATATTGTAGTCAATTTACCTTCTATTTGGAGCACAATTTTACCTCCTCAAGAAGTTACTAATCCAGACGGAACAACATCTTATACAGACTGGGCGCCTTATGAGTTCAAATGGATTGACTATATTGGGGCAATGATGATTTCTCAGATTACAATCAACTGCGGCAATCAAAAACTACAAGAGTATTCAGGTTCATATATTTTGAATGCGGCACGTAGAGATTTTAGCGCAGAAAAATTGAAATTATTTTATGAAATGATCGGACATGTTCCTGAACTAGTAGATCCAGCCAGCGCTGGTAGTCGCATAAATTCTTATCCTAGTTCATATTATACCGAAAATCCTGCAGGGGCGGAGCCCTCCATTCGAGGACGCCAATTGTATATACCTTTAGGATCGTGGTTTTCTTTAAAAACACAAATGGCTTTTCCTTTAGTTTCGCTTCAATATAATGAATTACAAATATACGTGACTTTTCGACCTATTGCTGAACTATTTAAAATAAGAGATGTTTTTGATCCAGTGAATAAGTTTCCATACGTAGCACCCAATTTCAATCAATTTCAAAATCAAATGCACCGATTTTTACAAACACCTCCTGATTCCACGTTGGGTGTTGCTTCATACGTTGATCAACGTAATGTGTGGTTTCCTGATATTTATTTGATGTCAACTTATTGCTTTCTCTCTAACGATGAGTCGCGAATATTTGCAAAAAATGAACAAAAATATTTATTCAAACAAGTCAATGAAAAGGTCTTTTATAATGTTACGGGACCGAATAAAGTAGACTTAGACTCCATTGGGCTCGTATCGAGTTGGATGTTTTATTTTCAAAGAAGTGATGCTAATTTACGAAATGAGTGGACAAATTATACAAATTGGCCATACAACTATTTGCCGTCTGATGTGCTACCGGCACCTACTTATGGAACATATGTGTTGAGCAATGGTACAACTATTGGACCTGGTGTAAATGCTGATGGTACGTTGACAGGTTATATGACAACAGGTACGTACACCATGGAAAATATAAAAGAAATATTAGTTGCTATGGGTATATTGTTAGATGGTCAGTATAGAGAAAATTTGTTACCTGCGGGTGTGTTCAACTATGTTGAAAAATATACTAGAACAGCAGGAGCAGCTCCCGAAGGATTGTACTGCTATAATTTTTGTTTAAACACATCGCTACTTGATTTACAACCTTCTGGTGCGATAAATATGAACCGTTTTACAAATGTACAGTTGGAGTTTACAACTAACATTCCTTCGTTGGATCCTCTTGCACAAGTTTTGACAATATGTGATCCTGAGTCAAAAGAAATTATCGGAATTAACAAACCGACTTGGCGAATTTATGAATATAACTACGATTTATATGTAACAGAAGAACGAATTAATATGGTATTGTTTATTGCTGGAAATGCGGGTTTGGTTTATGCGACCTAATCCACCTTTTCCACCTTTGGGAAAGGTGGAGCCAAAACAACTTTTCAAAAAAGTTGTGCAAAATGTTTGGCTCAACCTTTCCCAAAGGTTGATTTAAAATTTCTGTAAAAAATGTTTTCTTTAGAAAAAATATACATGTCCAAGACAGAAATATCCTTAGGTCCTTTAGTAGGAATTCTCACTTTTGACTTACCTGCTAAGTCAACTCGTACGTTGAGTGCAACTCAGGCATACGATATATTATCCCGAACTCAAATAGTTTTAGGTAGTTTTACAGGAAAATTAACTGACAAGAGTGTTGTGGTAAAAGATGATAACTTTGAATTTTGGGGTGGAAGTGTAAATTTTCATGCTTTTGGTGGTGCAGCTGGAGCTTCTGGTTTTGGTGCCAAAAGAGATGTTGGTGTGGCGCCAACGGGAACAGTCTCATTGACTGCGACGGATAGGGGTGTTGGCGAACTAAAATCAGGAAAGGCTGTTCCTGTTTATCAAAACAGGGGGGTCTCTGCGCCTGACGGAGTTACTTTTGAAGGTAATGGAGTTCTGGGTAACGCAATAGCAATAGCTTCATCATCCAAGTCTAAAGCAACTAATGCTAATACTACTTACTATGGTGCCATTACTGTAGGACTAGGAAAATATAAAAAATGGCAAGGTAATTATGCCGTTTTAAAAATAAACACTGTTACTGAAAAAGCTATATTGCGTATTTATGATGCATAATCCACCTTTGGGAAAGGTGGAGCCAAAACAACTTTTCAAAAAAGTTGTGCAAAATGTTTGGCTCCACCTTTCCCAAAGGTGGAATTATTCTACCTTTTCTGTTTTTCTATCCGCTGTATTTTCTATTTTTTGATGAAATAAAGGAAAATATCCCATTAACCATACACCCAATGTCATCCACATTGAAACAATACTATTGCCTCCATTGTAAATAGACCAGCGTAATGCTTGGCAATGCGGTGCTGCAGCCATAAAAGGCGACATTAAAAACCCTGTAAGTGTACTAGGAGTACAAAAACGAATATACATGTGTACAGACACGAAGTGTACTACAACCCATAACAGGTAAATGCCGCAGACACTTTGACATAAACCTAAATACGGTTTCATTATTTCAAAATAAGGTTGAACTTTATTTTGTAATCTCTCATAAATTTCGGATGCTCTTAACATTTTGTTTTAATGCTTCCAAATTTGTTATGTATTATCATCTCAATTTTTTTTTGAAAATAAAAATACATGAAAAGCTCGCATAAAAGGTCCGCCAAACGCGATAGAACATTTACAACTTTGAGCGAGCGAAACACCGCTTTTCAATAACTATTTGTTTTGTTTGTAAATCTACTATGTGGGCCCAATAAAAACGATAAATACGTGTATTTTTATTTGATGATGAGTTATTGAATTTCCAAAGATCCGAAATATCATCAAAATTCATATCTATAGTAAGTATTTTATCATAAACATGTGTTGCTTCTTCTAAAGTTTCATAAAAGCCGTATATATCATTAAACCCACCTAAGGGTTTGTAATTATATCCACAAAAAATAGCATACCTCGGAGTATTCATTTTTTATAAAAGTTCTGTAAATTCTTTAAGTTGTTTTGGGAATTTATTATATTATTAACGAAAAAGTGGATCCAAAAGTATTTTAGGTTTTCGATTTTGGACAAAAAAAATGTCCATTTTTGAAAAGGGTCGATATACTTTCCCGGAATGCAACATTTGTGACTGAAATGTCATTTTAGCGTGTGGCGACAGAAAAAATAATTTTTGTTTTGTTATGGTAAATTTTTATTATTTTTTTAGAAAGTATTTAGGCATTTTTTTCTGTTCATAATATATTGAACGAAATGAACAAGAAAACAGCCAAAAATTTTGAATGCAAAAATTGTGACTTTAGTTGCAGCAAACTTAGTAATTACAAACAGCATTTAACAACAGGTAAACACGTGTTCAACAAAAATTTGAACGAATTTGAACTAAATTCATGCCAAAATAATAATTTTAAATGTGATATATGTGGAAAAGATTATAAAGGACGAAACGGATTATGGTATCATAAGCAAAAATGTCAAGAAACAAACATCAAACCTGATATTAAAAGTGATACTGATATTAAAACCGATAATCCTGCTGTTAGTGATAAAGATTTGATAATCATGTTGATTAATCAAAATAAAGAGCTTATAGAGATTGTCAAAAACGGAACAAACGGTACTAACAACACTATTAACTACAACAATAACTCAAATAATAAAACTTTTAACTTACAAGTATTTTTAAATGAAACCTGCAAAGACGCAATGAATATTAGTGACTTTGTCGAATCAATCAAGTTGCAGGTTTCTGACTTGGAAAATATTGGAAAAGTTGGTTATATTGAAGGAATTTCCAATATAATCATTAAAAACTTGCAGGCATTAGATGTAGAAAAACGACCCGTTCATTGCACAGATCAAAAGCGAGAAGTCATGTATGTAAAAGACGAAAACATTTGGGAGAAAGAAGACGAGAACAATAAGAAGTTACGGAAAGCAATACGCACAATCGCACACAAAAATATTTGTATGTTCAAAGCCTTTCGAGAGAAATATCCCGATTGTGAAGAATACGACTCCAAAAAAAATAGTCAATATAACAAGATTGTTTACGAATCCATGGGTGGGAAAGGCGATAACGACTATGAAAAAGATACTAAAATCATTAAGAAAATCGCAAAACAAGTTACGATTGATAAAAGTTAGACACAAATTTGACGCCTTTAACGCAAATATGCATTGGATGCAAGAGGACCATCAGTTAAAAACTGACCTGTAGTAGAATATCTTTTTTGATAATCTGGCATAAATTGTAAACCGGCTGGTTTGTATCTTTCATCGAATAATTTTTGACCTCCATTGAAACCAGTAATCCAAGTATTAATGCCAAAATCCGCCATAGCTGGTTTATCAAGTTTATTTTTGTTCGATGTGAATAATTTAGCTTGTGTTCCGATATCGGTAGTTAATGTTGAATAAGTTGGTGTAAGCCAAGATAATTTTCCAGCATCATTTTCACCTGGAACATTTGCATTTGTCTCTTTATACCAAGGCCCATAAGGATTGCAACCCATGCAGTCTATATCAGCCATACATTGTGTACCACTAATTGCACAACGTGCTGTAGCAGGCGCACAAAAATTTTGGCAACTATAAGTTGTTGTTAATGGTAAATTGACTGTATGACTTGTACTAGGTGAACCTGTATCTTTATAAAGCGCCATATTAGGATTAAAACATTCTGTATAGTAACCATTTTTAAATAAAAAATTACTGTATTTAAGTACTAAAAACAAAAGTATTAATGATATTAGTGCTAAAATTAGTACAATATAATTATTTTTATTTAGTTTCATATAATTATTTAATATTTTAATTTATTTCATAATATAATTATATCCTTTAAATATAAGTGTAAAGAATAATGTCAACAACAACTACAAATACAAATACAAATACAAATACAAATGATACGCAGAATTTAGATCAGAAACAACAACAAAAAAATAATACAGCATCTTCAACAACGTCACAAAATATGGGTAGTATTGGTACTTATTTATCTTCTATAATAACAACAGTTATAACAATTTTAATTTATTTTATATTTGGCGCAATCACCTTATATGAATGTAAATTAGCCCAGTCAAATATTCTACCAACTGATTTAGACTGTTTTCCTTATACAGAAAATCAACTTGAAATACAGAAAATAGTAACAAATATTTTCATAACAAATACTGATCCACAAGAATCAGTAAAGTTAAGTTTTCCTTATGACAAACACAATGCTAAAAATATGTTATTAGATATGTTTCGCAAGTATAAAGAAAAACCAAACTCCAATTTTTTTGTGAACTATTTTATTTCAATTTTAGAAGGTTTAATCAGCTATAGTAACAACGCACTTACAGGTTACTATAATTTATTAAATGGAACGCCAGAAATGTTTATTGTTTTATTAGGTCCGATTATTTCATTGTTTTATTTCTGCGTTGTACCATTTATAGGGTTATTTGTTACCATTTACTATTATTTTTCGTCAATGTCATGGTTTTTCAAAGAAAACACGAATACCAGTTTGAGTGGTGAAGCAAAGTGGAGTGACGTAAATTTACTCGACCCCTTCCGTTATGGCGGTGCCTTTTTTTTAGTTTTCGTGTTTTTCATTTTATTCTGGGTACTTTTGTTTACTTTTATGCCATTGTTTCCTTTTATTGTATTTTATATGTGTGTTTTCTTTACATTTGGATACAAAGGTGAAATAAACAATGAAAAAGTATCATTGGGCCACATTATTAAAAATATTTTCAAACACTACAAGTTGACAATAATGATTATTTTGACTATTTTTATAGTATTGTCAGCTTTTAGTAATCTGGGTACAACCGCTGGTGCTTTTTCAATATTAACCGTGGTTTTGATTTATTTTAATATTATACCCATCAAAATATTTGAAGCATATAAACCTTCTAATTTAACCACTGTAACCACGTATGAACAAGCTCAAAAAAAATGTGTTATTACAAACAGAAAACCGAAAACATTTTTAGATAATATGCAGAATTTTTTTGACATACAGAAAGGAGGCACAGTAGCAAAAGAGCTGAGAAAACTGGGCAAAAAAATGCAAGGTTAGGTTCTTGGTAACTCATTAGACGTTTCATTCTTTTTTGTCTTCCTGGTTTTATATTTCTTTTTATACTTTTTCGCATCTGGACCACACATATCACTCCAAGATCGTGCTGTGGAACAGAAGAAATAACTGTCATAAATATTTTTTCCAGTTACTAAATAATCGCTGCTATTTTGGTGTGGAAACATAGCACATTTTGCATAAAGTTCATCTTTTGAACTATCACCTGTACTTGGAATAAAATGCTTGCAGTTCACACAAAATTTCGGTTTTGTACGCAAATGTTTGGTAGAAGAAACCGATAAAAACATACATAACAATAGAAATAAGTACATGTTTGGTGGCGTTAGTATGAATATTTATAGTATGACAACTTTAAGTAATTTTTATAATAATAACAAACAATTATTATATAAAAAAATAAATACATTTAAATAAAAATATGACAACGACAGAATACACAAAAGAATACACAAAAACATACCCAGTGGTAAGTGTTTGCACTCCGACGTTCAATAGACGCCCATTTTTACCTTATATTATAAAATGTTTTGAACATCAAACCTATCCAAAAGACAGAATGGAATGGATTATAATCGACGACGGAACCGACAAAGTGGAAGACGTTTTTGCGCCTTTTTTCGATTTGTACAATATTAAATATTATAGTTACGAAACGAAGATGACTTTGGGGAAAAAGCGAAATTTGGCGCATGAAAAATGCAGCGGAGACATAATACTATATATGGACGATGATGACTACTACCCACCAGAACGCGTAAGTCACGCAGTTGAAACATTGCAAAAAAACCCGAAAGCATTGTGTGTTGGTTCGAGTGTAATGTATATATATTTTAAACATATTGCAAAAATGTATCAATTTGGTCCGTATGGTCCAAACCATTCAACTGCCGCCACATTTGCGTTTAGAAAGGAGTTGTTACAACAAACTGGATTCGAGGACGACGCATGCTTAGCTGAAGAGAAAAAGTTCTTGAAAAATTATACTATCCCTTTTGCACAATTGGATCCGTTAAAATCGATTTTAGTATTTTCTCACAATCATAATTCTTTTGATAAGAAGACGTTGTTGAGAGACGCACCAAACGACTATGTAAAAGAAAGCGTTGTTTCTGTGGGTGATTTTATAAAAGAAAAGGAAATTGAACGTTTTTTCATGAATGACATAGATGGACTGTTAAATGACTACGAAGACGGGAAACCAGAAAATAAACCAGATGTACTAAAACAAATGCAAGAAATTACTGAAAGAAGAGAGAAAATTATAAAACAACACAGTGATAATCAAAAGAGAGTACACGACAGTGTCAACAATAGCAACAATAGTAACAATAGTAGTAATACTAAAATAAACGATATGACTATGATTATTGATGAACTATTGTTGGAAAATAAAGAGTTGAAAAAAAAGGTCACTTATTTGGAAGAAAAAATTAGCAAGATTATAAAACAACAAATCGAAGAAAAGAAAAAACAACTTGAAAAATAACAAACTTAAAGATACATTTAATTATATAAGTATAAAAATAACTGTAGAAGAGCCTATGTACTTTGAAGATAATTTTGACCCTAGAGAAGAAAATGATATTCAAAAAAAAGAGTTGAACAATTTGAAATCATTTGATACTGGTTATGGTTGTGTTTATAGACAAAAACAACTTATGAACGGTAAAATTGTTAGAACAAGAATAGACTGTTACACTTCAGGTGACGTGGGTAGTAAAATAAGAAATGCTGAAACGGGCCAAATTTATAAATACAAAGTTGGGTCAAAAGATGAAAATTTATTTTTTAAAGTAGGATTACCTACAGGAGAATTAAAAACAAAAAATGGGTCTAATTTACTTTTTTATGATAGTCCAGAACAATTTGAAAAACATTTAGGAAATGAAGTCCAACAACCAGTAAAAGAAAAATGGCATGAAAAAAAAGTGCGTAAAATTTAGGCGTTTGAGAATATTTTTTCTCCACTTATATTATAAAATGTCAAAATCCGACGTTTCTAAACCCATTGCTAGTGATGCAAAGAAACAAATAGTACTTACATTTGAAGATGTATTACCTGAAAAAGATGATGGTACTATTAAAATTAAACAGGTTTCTGAATTTTTAGGATACGATGTTACAAAACTTAAAATTGTCGGGCACAATGTTTCTTATGTTCACAACGATGCTACGCATCACGAATTAACTTTTGTAGTTAAAGATAAAAAAACAAAGGTTGTAGACAAATTAGTAATTGATTTTGTACAAAAGCCAAATCAAAAGAAATTTAAGGGCGTTGTTAGTTTAGCTACTGATGCAGCTAGTTCTACTGTAGCTATACAAAAGGCACCATGTCCTTATGGCAACGGCTGTACAGCCACATTAGGAACTCAAGCATTTGCGGTTTATAATGCTGATTACACTCGTGATAATAATCCTGACTGTGATCCTGTTAATAACGGTCCTGGATGTAATAAAGATCCTGCAATGACAATAACTTTCCCAACTACAAATATCGTGTTACCTTAATACAAACTCTTCCACAAAAATAAAATAAAAAGAAACTTTTAATATAAAATTACCAAATGCGTAAAAATTTTTATTTTCTCCACTAATATTATAAAATGTCAAAATCCGACGTTTCTAAACCCATTGCTAGTGATGCAAAGAAACAAATAGTACTTACATTTGAAGATGTATTACCTGAAAAAGATGATGGTACTATTAAAATTAAAAAAGGTTTCCGAATTTTTTGGATACGATGTTACAAAACTTAAAATTATCGGACACAATATTTCTTATGCTCATAATGATAATACACATCACGAGTTAACTTTTGTAATTAAAGATAAGAAAACAAACGTTGTAGGCAAATTAGTCATTGATTTTGTAAAAAAGCCAAATCAAAAGAAATTTAAAGGCGTTGTTAGTTTGGTTACTAATCAAGATAGTTATAGTGCTGCTACACCAAAGATATGTCTATGGTGTTTTGCTACGTCTCCTACACAAGGAGCTCAAGCATCTGCGGTGTATGATCGTAACCCTGAGACACGTGATTGTTATTATCTTGGATTTTGTAATGCTACAATGACAATAAGTCTTAGACCTGCAACTACAGCTTAAACTTAATACAAACTCTTCCACAAAAATAAAATAAAAAGAAACTTTTATATAATTATAAACATATAATTTATAATTATGATTAATGCAAAA